GGGTCACTAACATAAGCGGCAACAGCCCTTGCTATTTCAGCGGGCATCATTCCGAAAGAATACCATTTGGTTTTCTTCATGTTAGCAGATAAAGGATATGAAATTCTCGAATTCTCAAGTCTTACTTTAGCGGGCATGGGGGTAATATTCCTAGGGTCGCCAGGTTTAACACTCGCTTCCTGTTTCTGGAAGGATTTTGTGATTTTACCTGTAATACTAGTGAGTTTGTGCCACATCCAGGGAAGGATATCCAGTGCTTCATCATTACTGACGATCTGGATTTGGCGTGTTTGCCGTTCAAGGACTTCATCATAACCTGTAATGCGGGTTGGTTTAACCTCCTGCTTATATTGTGTAAGAAATTCAGTGATAAGACACTGTTGTTTCTTAGTAATAGGTGGCAAGGTTGGTTTAACATCCGTAATGCGGGTTTTGATGGAGTGGGCTGTGTTGCCCTTACTCTTGATCGGTATATAAGTGGCTCCTCTAGTACAACCTTTGAAATATTCGTCGTGTGCTGGCTTGAAATCGTCAGCAACTTCATAATCATCGGGTTTGAAAGTATAGTGAGTAGTCGAAGGGTGTCTTGCGTAATCAAGACCTTGTCGATGTTTAGTTGCATACGTGACGGCGAGAATGGCGAGTGAGACCTCAAGGGGGTCCCATTTCTTATCTCCGCCATACTGTTGGTTAAATTGTGATGCAGTCATCTTTTTCTTTCTATCCGTATTCCAAGTTTTAATGATCGTGTATGCTTTATGGTCTACACAAGCTGATGTATGAGTTCCAGCCAATGTGTAGGTGTAGACAACCTGTTTTGTAGCAGGGTCTATATAAGAGAAAGCGTACATGGTGTTACCGTCAGGTGAAAGGACGGAGGGCGGAATGGTTACAATCTCGGGTTCGAGTCGGACTGGGAGATACTTTCTAATATCCTTGATCATCCAGATGGTCTTAAGAAGCCCGAAACGAGCTGTTGGTCTTAAAATCCAGATGGTGCGGTTTTGTCCGCAAGGGATATGAAAGCATTGGTGAAGTCCAGACTCCAGTTGGAGAAATTTATACCAAGTTAGAATCATAATTGTCGTTATTATACCGATAGAAATTACGGTGTAAATAAGGACATTAGATTCAACTGGGCAATCAATAATACTTGGGTACTGAAAAGGTCTGAAAACTACTATTGGGTAGATCAGATGGTTCAGTGAAGTTTTACTGAAAGGTATAACCAAAGTGCCATAGGCACTGCTCTTGAAAACAAAGTCTTCAACAACAGTGTAGGAATAGCTTAGTGAAGGGATAGTAGTCTCAATCCATTGATAGCACCAGGTGTAGGATCCGATAGTAAAACTTTCGGAAACGACAGTGAAGTAACTATCAAGATATGGAAAAGAGACAGCAGCGATAACAAGTCCAATGGTTATGGCTGAAAGATAATGATACAAATATAAATGACCAAAGTGGAAACTCGACACAAATTCCTGAGTGGAGTCCCATAAGGCGTCATGGTATGAAGCTTCATCGGGAAGGAGAAAATCCCATTTATTCGTAATGTGATTATAGGCTACGGAAGCCTCATCAGATTTAAAGGCACCAGCTGTCGGCAAATAACCATAGGAAAAGATGTTTGATCCAAGTTGTGTTGAAGAACACAATAACTCTCGGAATTGAGAAGAGTTAAGTTGGTCCAAGTCATCTATAGCCATGATATCATGTTCGACAGTGGGTTTAGAATCTGATGTACTGGTGTAATAGGC